AAACATAATTTGTGATCCACTTTCAAATAGTGTTTCTATTTGACCATATTCTTCAGCACTCAATACACTTATGTAAGGATTCTCTTGTACTAAATATACTTTTTTATCTGTCATAACTTTCTATCCCACTTATTTACACTTGTAATTTTCTTTTGCAACATTTATATTGCATTTTTAGAAAGTAATTATGGAGTATAGATTTAAAACAAAACCGTTCAAGCATCAATTACAGGCGCTTGAAAAAAGCTGGAGCAGACAATCTTGGGCCTGGTTCATGGAGATGGGAACAGGTAAAACAAAGGTTTGTATAGATAATATTGCTATGTTGTACGACAGAGGCAAAATAAAAAGCGCACTGGTCATTGCACCAAACGGTATTAAAAGAAACTGGCGTAAAGAATTATCTGTCCACATGCCAGATCACGTAGAGTATATGGATGCAGTTTGGGTAGCTTCACCAAAAAAGAAAGAACAAACAGAGCTTATGAATATATGTCAAATAAGCGACAAGTTACAAATATTAATCATGAATATAGAAGCTCTATCCACAGGGCGTGGCTTAGATTTTGCACGTAGTTTTCTTTTACCTGGTGCTTCTTTGATGGTTATTGATGAATCAACTACAATAAAAAATCACGCAGCAAGAAGAACAAAAAATATTATGAAGATAGCTAATCTTGCAAAGTATAGACGTATTATGACAGGTTCACCTGTAACAAAATCACCACTAGATTTGTTTTCACAAGTAGAGTTCCTTGGGCCGTGGTTGTTGGAGCAATCTAATTACTACGCGTTTCGTGCTAGATATGCCATCATTAAACAAAGAAGTGTAGGCACACATTCTTTTCAACATGTGCTTGGTTATCAACGATTAGATGAGCTTACAGCAATACTACGAGAGTTTTCTACAAGAGTATTAAAAGCAGACTGTCTTGATCTACCAGATAAGCTGTATACAAAACGCACAGTTGCCATGACACCAGAACAATTAAAAGCATATGTAGAAATGAAACGAGCAGCAATAACATTCTTTGAGGACAATCCCATGACGGCTGCCTCAGTTTTGACACAAATGACAAGGCTACATCAGATCACTTGTGGTCATGTGAAAACCGATGATGGTGAGGTCAGGCCACTCAAAAACAATAGAATTAAAGAATTACTTCAAGTCTTACAAGAATCAGATGGAAAGGTTATAATATGGGCCGTGTACCGTCATGATATACAAACCATAGAAAAGGAGATAGCAAATGAATATGGTAAAGAAGCTGTGGCTAGCTATTATGGGGACACTAAAGATGATATTCGTCAGTCTATCGTTGATAGTTTTATGGATAGCGACAGTGACCTTAGAT